ATTCACCGTAGTTTTGTAGAAGCTCATTCTTTACTTCCTCAAGGTCTTGTTTAAATCCTTCTATCTCTTCTTTAAGTTCACGAATGTTTATTTCAGGATTATCTTTATTAAGATATGCCCAATCTAAGAACGAAATGAGGTTGACTAGAGTTGCGAAATTCATTGACAAAATGTTTGCAACGTTTTCAAGTCCTAAACCTCTAAAAGTTTCAGATTTTTCATTAAAGGTATTTGCTAAAAAGTACAAGTCGTTTAGCTCCTCCTTGCTGTAAATTTGATGAAGCGTGTGATGGACGATAGAACTATAAAAGTCGTTATAAACTTGTTCTAAAGCATGTTCTGAGCTTTCAAAGAGGTCTTTGTACTTTTCATAGCCCTCAATTAGATCAGCGATAACCTGAGAGAAAACTTCTGCCGAAACGGACGTAACCTTTTTGGGAACGGGGATTGTAGAATTCTTAGTGCTACCTTTCCCTTTGACCCTAAAGATGCCGAAAAATTTGGAAAGCATATCTGTTTCACCTCTCGTGGGAGTGCTCATGGGCTACATGATAGCATGCAGTAGCTTGGATGTCAAGTACCTGGAGAGCGTTTCTCATAATTTTTCCGCAAAGTCGGCATACTTTGACCTGTATATATTCTTCAGTCTAACATAGCTAAATAAAGGATTTGGAAGATTTTCGAGAACCTTTTTTAAGCCTATATAATCTGCAATACCATAGCTTTGTTTTTCGTCATAAAGCATGATGAGTTTTGATCCTTCAGATATTCTAGAGATAATCTGTTTTATTAAGTCAAGAGAAAGAAACTGAGACTCATCTACTATAACGATAGAGTTATGAATAGAATATCCTTGAACCATGTTTAAAGGAATGTGTCTTATGTATGAGTTCATTATAGTTTCTGCCTTTTTCTCATCTCCTAGTATATAGCTTAAGTTTGTTATTACACCTCCAATCCAGGGGTGTAGTTTATCATCTAAGTCTCCAGGCAAAAACCCAATGTCAAACCTTGGGTCAATGCCAATGTTTGGGCGAATTACAAAAATTTGTTTATAAGAGTTCATGTTTTTTAATGCAGAAAGAAGGGCTATTAATGTTTTTCCGCTACCTACAGGACCATCTATGATAGTAGCAACATCGGGATTGATGCAGGAATCATAGGCGATTTTTTGATAAACATCTTTTACCTTAAAAGAGTAAGGTATTGAAGTATGCTCTACAAGGCGATATTGATTCCCTGAAGTATTTTTGTAAACAATAGAATTGTCTTCGTCTACCCAAATAATTAAGTATTCATTATGAACTAACTCTATACCAAAAAGATCTTTTACAACCTGCTTATTTAGATTTAACTTTTCTCTATTGTTAGACTGAGTATAAATTTCGCTTAACAATGACTCGCTTACATTTTCTGGGTATTCACTAAGATAAATTTCTTTATATCCAAAGTATCCTTGTCTTCTTTTGTTTTCTAACTGCGATAAATATTCGTATTTATCTGGGAATAATTTAGCTTTCGCTTTACTAAAGGTTACAAATTTTTCACAAGAAGAAACAATTTCTATATTGTCATAGTCCAAGCAATTTAAAACTTTTTCGTATACTTTATCTCTTAATGCGCTTTCTAGATCTGTTTTTCTTACTTTTAAGTTTTTTAGATTTTTGGCTTCCTGACAAATATTTTTTGTTATTGAAAAAATATCTATACACATTTTCACCAATCATAATAACTCATGAAGTGCGAATTTTCCTTCTTCCCTCTACTAAGGTTTTTTTGAAGTGTTCATGTAGATTTTTTAAAATCTCGTTTTCTGATAGTTTTGTATCTCTTTGGTCCCCTTCGTCCCTGAAAAAGTCGTTTTTTGGATAATGTTCTGCCATCCAAACAAACATAGCAAGTGTGTCAGATATGTCTTTTGATGTATCTGGCTTGTGGTCTACTTTTCCCTTTACCTTGTCTTCTATTAGGTTTGACAATTCCCAAAACAGTATTGGGTGATAAAAAAAGTCTATTCCTGCATTTTCTAAGACTTCTGGAGGTTGTTCACTGCCCTCAGAATATATTTTTTCCTTAAGGAGTTTATAGTGCTTATACTCAACATATTTTGAGTATGTAACTTGAGCGCCAATAACTCTGTCTTTAATCCACTGACCCAAATAAGCAGAGTTCCATTGGTCAAAATAGAAATATCTCAAGTTAAACCCACGCTTTAAAAGATTCTCTATTAGTCTTTTTATGGCCTCTATTTGTATTTCTTTTTCTTTGAACATGTGTCCAGTGAACCGAAAGACAAAATCTACGATAGGCCTTACAAGTATTTTTCCGCTGTTGGAAAGTATATATTCTCTGTGCCCAATAGTTAAACCAAAAGAGTCTCCAGTTTTTGAGTCAGAAACTTTACCAAGTCCGGGGTCTCCTATAAAAAAATAGTCTACTCCAGGTTTTCCAGTAAACCACCCATGAAATTCCAGATTATAAGGATCAAGCTCAACTAAACTGCCATCAACTTCTCTTATTACTTCAGATAGGGGTCTTCTATAGAAATCTTCTGGGGGCAAAGGAAATTTTAGCGGCCACCTATCTTCTGGAGGTTTCATTGCTTTTCTTAACTTCTCAATGTCCTTAAAAAAAGAGTCTACGCTGTACTCTGGAGGCTCACATTCATAAATAGTTCTTGCCTCTTCGGGATTCAGTTCATATTCGGATGCAAAGGTTTCTTTTGTAATATTTGGATTTGGATTAAATATCCAAGTTGGATATTTAGCTACAAAAGAATCTTTTTTGAACATGTGTTCTTCATAAAGTTTTTTGATCATTCCGTTCGATTCAGAAAATCTCATATAAGAAATAGCCATTATTTTTTCTTTTCCAAAAAATCTTGATCTTGAGGAAGACCTCAACATTGTCCACATTTTTTCTGGGTTTCTGAAAGTTTTGGCATCTATTTCGTCTGCTACAGCAACTAATACGTTTTTTCCTTCGAGCGTGTCAGCCTCTGAGTGCCCAGATAGAAGGATAATGTTTTTGGGAAAAACTATCATTCTTTCTTTTATATCGGTTTCTGGATTAAATCCAAACTTTACGAATGCGTTCTCTCCAGCGCTTTTTAACATGTTTTTAAGTGGCTCAAAAAATACGTTTTGAGCCTGGTCTGCAGATGCGGCTACGTTTAAGAAAGTTATTATTTCAGTTGACGGAATTCCCAAATAAGCGTGAGGAGAGCGCATGCATAATAGTTTATAAACTAGTCTTAAGAAAATAATTCTTGTTATAAAGTCTTTTCCGCCGCCCTTACCAACCCAAAGTATAAGGTAGTTTATTCCATTCTCAAAATCGTCTGCCACCTCTAAAACTTTCCTTTGGGCCTCTGAAAGTCCATATAAACTTTGCCCTAGGTACTGCTTGCTGGTTACAAAAGTATCTATATCTACTGGCTCTTCTTCATAGAGAAGACTTTTTAATTCCTTCTCATTGGCTGTAGAAATTTTACCAACATAAGCCTTTTGATTTAAAAGGCCCTTTATTTCAGAGATTAAATTTTCGTTAGTCGTTTTCTTTTTCATTCAGGAAGCTCAAAAATATTTTTGTCTATCGTTTTGACATCTTCAAATGTTTTTGCAATTTTTGTTTTATTTTGGAAAATTTCTGATAAAATTGCTATTAGCTCTTCAGTACTTGAAGCTTCTAGTAGCGCTCTTGCGTATTCATCACGATAAAGGGCTTCTTGGAGCTTATAGGCGGCTTCAGGGTCAAGCTCAGACATGACTCTATAAAGGGCGCTAATAAAAGCCGCCTCCCTCTGTTTGTCTAGTACCCTCTCTAAGAGGTTTAAGTAAATATTTGTTTGTTCATTAACTAGTTTTAGTAACATTTCGCTTGTTCTCAATGCGCTTCTCCAGGCTGATAAGGTTTTCTTTTCTTCTAATACCTCTCCTATTCCCCCCCTTGCCAAAATTTCCGCAAGTTCTTCTCTTATTCGTTTAGATAGAATCGCATTGAACGCAATATCTTGACTTAGCATTGCAACGCTTGCAAAGAAAGATGCAAGTATATTAGCGTGCTTACTTAAGTCGTCATATACAACCCGTTTTATTTCCAATTCATCAAATGTTGCTAAATAAAAATCTGTAAAGAACTTGTGTACCGTTGGGTAGCTTATACCATGTCGTTCAGCGATCTGTTTTAAGTTGTAGCCGTTTAAATAATCCCAAAACATATTTTTTGCTTTACCAGATGAAATTATTTTTCTGTGTCGGGCCGCAACTTCTGGGTCTTTTATAAACTTTTCAAATTTTAATTGAAGGTCTACCTCTTCTTTTAAAAGCTTTCTCCATTCACTTTTACTTATTTTTTCTTCTTGTTGTTCCTGCTCCCCTATTTCTTCTAAAATAGTTGTATTTTCTAAAGATTCTGGTTGTTGTTTTTTTATCTTTTTGCGCATAGATCTAGATCCTCTGGATAGAAATGATTTTTTCCTTTTTGTTTAGTTTTATAAACCACCCATATCTTTTCTCCATAAGGAGCGCTTTCAACTCTCTTAAATAAAAAAATAGCACCTCCGGGAAACCAAGAGAACGTATCTCCAGGCTCTAAACACTCAAATCCTTCATATGGGAAGGTTTCATAGTCGTTTGGGTCTTCTATATTGTTTTCTTTTATATAGTTTAAAATATACCTTCTTAATGTTGAGTATGGAAGGTTGTATTTTTTTGCTATTTTTAAAATAGGTTCCCCGTTAAGATACTCTCTTAACGAGGTTTCAAATTTTTCATGATCTATTTTAGATTTTTTTCTTTGCACTATTATTATATTATCACAAGAGAGTCTTATATTTTACAAAAAAAGTATAAAAGACATTATTTATTTAAATGAAAGGCCCCCTATGTTTGCCCAAGCTTGACAAGTCAGACCAAGATGTGCTATAGTTAGTACATGGCCAGTAGACCAATCTTCACAACGGTAAGTATGCTGAAAGATAGGCTAAGAAATAGGCCCATCTTCAATGAAGGAGGAAGCCACTCTCTTTAAAGGGGGAAAGGAGGAGATCAATGGATATATCTCTCACCAAGTTTCTCTCTCTTCTTTTCGTCTACTTGATGTACGGTTCACCAGACCACCGGATAGACGACTTTTCTCTTGGATTTTCCCTTTCTTTTGGCGGTGGATCAGAGCCGGCTATGTACGTCCAGCTTAAATATGACCCGGTTTTCGTTTATAACCGTGAACTTTCCAACAATTTTTGTGGGATGGCGATAAACAACGCCATTTTTATCAGTCCAAAAGCCGGAGAGCTTGGGTGTAAGAATACCTTTGAGCATGAGATGGCCCACATCTGGCAAGGAAGGACTTATGGGCTTCTTTTTCCTATTGTCTACGTGGCGTTTAACGATTCCTTTGAACCTCCCCCTCCACGCTCTTCATACGAGATTCCCTACCATAGGAAGGTTATGAACTTTTCCTTAATAACTATATCTATTCCTTTGTTTCCATATTAAGTTATAATGTTATATATGTCAAATATAGAATCTACTAATTTTTCTGAGGAGCTGTATGAAATACTGGGAACTGGGTGGATAAAGGATAGCCCAGATCCCAGGGATTACAACTATGTTTATGGAAGTCCTGACCCCAAATCCAACGTAGACTTAAGAAAATTTTTTCCTCCCCCCTATAACCAAGGTAGGACTAACACCTGTGTAGCTCAGTCCTTGGCTGGGGCTATTGAATATTTCATGTTAAGGGGTATGGTCAATACGCACTTCACTCCTTCCAGACTCTTCATCTATTGGGTTGGCCGCCAAGAGTCTGGAATTTCAACAAGTAAAGATATTGGCATGACCATTCGTGGGGGAATGAAAGGCGTGGTCAAAAGAGGAGTTCCCAAGGAAGAACGCTGGCCTTGGGATGAAAGCAAGGTTAATGTTGAACCCCACATAACTGCCTACTCTAACGCTGCCGCCACTCTCATAGCCAGATACGAAAGACTTCCCGTTTCTGTAGAAGCTATAAAATATGCTCTTCAGAATGATATTCCGGTTATTGCAGGGTTTAAGGTTTATTCCTCTTATTATTCCTACTACACTTATATTAAAGGCTTTATTCCCCTTCCCAAAGAAGGGGAAAGGTGGCGTGGGGGGCACGCTGTAGTCATTGTAGGTTATTCTGATGATTTGGGGCACTTCATCATCAGAAACTCTTATGGATCCAGGTGGGGAGACAAGGGGTACGGCTACCTTCCTTATGGGTATGTTAACAAGAAGTTCATGGGAGATAGCGATCTGTGGGCTATAACTAAAGTATACAGATACATGTGATTTTCCATCTTTAACAAAAATTTTTCTTAAAAAGTATAAAATATTCTTACCTATAATGAGAATAGTTTATCCCTTACCACCAAATAAAAGCGCAAATAGAGTAGATGCAGGATTTTTAGATCCAAATTATCCTATTTGGAGAAAAAATGCCGGATTAACGCCAGACGAACATCCTGGAGTTGATTTTAATGTATCAGGAACTAGTGGCGATGGTGATTTAAGATATCCAGTAGTTGCGATAATGCCAATGAAAATTATTCATGCCAAGTTTCACAGAGTTTGGGGAAACATTGTTTTAGGAGAAGCTTCAAATACTCTTGCTAAAGAATTTGGTTTTCCTCTTCTTCATGTTCAATATGCGCATTTAAACGATATGCTAGTAAAAGAGGGAGATGTAGTTTATCCCGGAGAAGTTATTGGAACTATAGGAAAAGGGGATCCAACAAGACCGTTTTTAGCACACTTACATTTAGAAATGAGGGTTCAAAACTTGCCGCCAGATTATTGGCCTAAAACCAAACAGAACATTTTAGGAAGGTATATAGATCCAGTAGAATTTTTAAATAAAAACGCTTCTTATGAAAGAAGGTTTAAATATACTTCTTATAGAGTAATAGAAGATAAGTCCTTAAACGGCGCTATTGTCAATCAAAACGATTTAGATTTTGTCTGGGTAAGGGTTCAAAAAATCTAAAATTTGCAGTTTTCACTTTTTTCTTTGAAGAGAGCGGGATCCATCTTTTTTACTTCATCTGGAAGTTTTTCAAAATCAGAAGATGTTCCGCACCTATTGACAATAAAGGTTACTTTATTTATAAGTTCGTTTTTTCTTTGCTGATGCTTTTCATCTATAACTTTTGTTGTTTTTCCTTCATAATCTTCAGAAACGACTTTTTCTCCTTTTTCTCTAACAACTTTTGGGAATTGTTTTTTAAAAAGATCGGGGGCCAAAGTTTTAATTTCTTCGGAAAGAGATTCAAATTCATCCAGTTTACCGACATTTGCGAGAAAGTATGATTTATTTTCTAAGTAGTTAAGTTTTTTTTCATCAAACATCGGTTTTGTAGGAATCTCGTTAGACTTTGGTTTTTCTTGTTCGGTTTCAGCTATTTGATTACTATTTGTGGGCTTTTGCTGTTCGCCGTTCTGTTTTTCTTCATTTTTTAACATAGACAATAAAGAATTTAGTCCCTTAAGAATAGCGAGGATTGGTGGTAAATATTTAAAAAATTTTACTATATAGGCAAAAAACTTCTTCATGATTTTATTATAGCTTAAGCCTATAATAAAAACAGAACGATGAACTTTAACTTTAACCCACAGTTTAGCGAAAGGCTCTATAAAATATCCTCTCGCATAGTTGAACGAGCTTTTCTTATGGGAGGATATAAAGTAAAGTATTTTGAGGCCGAAAGGTGTAATTTCGTATTCCCCAATGGTAAAAAATGCTTCGATGAGAACACGCTTTCTCCAAGCGTTGATTGTCCTGTTTGTAATGGAACTGGAGTTGTCTATAAACCGCCAATAGATACCTTGGCTATTGCTATAGACAGGCCCAATAAACCAAGAAGAGAATCTTTGGGCGTATTGTATATTGACTCGATAAAATTAGTAGTTAAAGCAAACATACCAGTTAAAATAGTAAAGTTTGAAAATACAAATGGGAGATCTTTTTTTATAAGAGATAAATTTCAGATTTATAATTCTTCAAACAATGTTTGGCATACGGTTTATGTTGATTCAGAACCCAAGGATGTTTGGTTGGCTGGGGTACTTTATAAATCCTTTGAAGCTAAATCTCACGTTGTTTCTACCCGTGTAGCTGAAGGCAACAAAGATGTTCAACTTTCTCCAGTTGAAGAGGTCATGACTTCGCCGCAAACTATTGTTCAACAAGATGAATCTGAAATTTTAAGGCAAATAGTAAATTCAATAGTAGAGGAATTCTAATTGTATGTTTAAAGATGAAGACTTACTTAATGATTTAAAGTTTTTGTTGCGGGCACAGGGAAATAATAATACACCGGGCTCGTTACCAGATCCTTCTTATACTATTCCAAAGATTGTTATTAAAGAATACTTGGAATCTATCTTTAAATCTCTAAACTTAAAAAATCCTATTTTTATAAGTACCGCATATCCTTCAGAATCATTTTTTTCGCAAGGACAAACAATAGATGGAAAAGTTAGTACCACTTATAACAGGGGAATTTCTATAATTTTAAAATCAGCTAATATTCAAAGATACATAGGTTCTACAATAAGTCAATATCAAGAGGAAGATATGCAGGTAATGCTTGAGAGGCAAACTATAGATGTGGTGTATTGGAGTATTGATCCATTAGATCGGGATAAAGGAGCAGATTTAGTAAAAAGGTTACTTTTAGAGGGACTATACTCCAAATACTTTTTAGTAAAGGGAATGTTTATTTTCTATATAGATTCTTCAAGGGATGAAGATGAGCCGGAAAAGATAGTTGTTCCAACTTCTATGCTTTATAAGCATATTATTTCTACCTCAACTTATAGGTTTATTTGGGGAAGAAGGAAGAATAAAGAAGATTCAGCAATCATTAGACAGATATATGTTGATGGATTCCTTATTTCTATTCCGCAAAGTCATGTGGAATATTTCACTAGCGACTTTAATTTGATACTAGATTCACAAGCTAATAATAACTTTATTTTAGATATGGAGGCTCCGCCTTTTCAATATATAGAAGATGAAATACTTAATAGAACAATGGATTCTATGGGTATATGCTTGGTATAAGAATTTTGAAGTTCTATAGCTTAGAATAGTTTAAGGAGGAATAAGTATGGCTATTAGTGTAAATTTTGATGGCCGATTAATTAAGCAACTAGGCGCATATGTAAAAACAGATCTTTCCGCTGTAAGGCAAATTAATGGTGCTTCAACTGGCGTTGTTTCTATTTTAGGTCTTGCCGAAGGAGGGGAAGTAAATACCCCATATAGAATTTTTTCGTATGCGGAAGCAGTTGAGATTTTTAGGGGTGGTCCTCTAGTAGATCATGTGAAGGCCGCCTTTTTGGGTGGCGCTGGGGAAGTTGTTGCGGTTCGTATTGGTGCTCCAACAGCGGCCTCAACAAATATAAAAGTATATACAGTACGTGGTGAGGACCCAGACGATGATCAATACGTAAACTGGACTTTTACATCTATTGAAAGGTCTTCTAGATCTAATTCTATTTACGTATCTTTTGAGGTGGACGATGCTTTTACTACTTCTAATACATCAGATGATTATTTAATCCTAACAATTTCTCAGAAACATCCAGATTGTAGTGTAACTAAAGAAACTTACATCTTTCCAAGAAAATTTAGAAAACCCGTAGTTCTTGTAAGACGAGGGGATCGTTTATTCTTTGTAGATGACACCATCATCAATGCGGCGTTGGCTTCTGGAACAAACTGGAAGCAATCTTTAGTTAGCCTGTTGAGGGCTAATTTGAATAATGATGACTATGTGCAAATATTTGACGCTAGTGATTCAAGCCCGGTAAACGTTCCTTTGGGTCTAGTTTTATATGAACTTGTTTATGGCGGGCTTTGGGGATTTAACAAATCAAGACTGGTTAAAACAACTTTTAATGCTGTGGAAGATCTACTTTCTAATACACTTTTATTTTCTCAGTTATCAGCCATAAATAATTTTAATACCGTAGTAACTACATCTGAAGACGCAAACACTATATTTACAGCCCTTACCAACAACTACGTTGCTATTAATAACTTCACAGTTGACCTGTTGCTCAATTCTACAATGAATGGCCACATACTTGCTAGTGGAATATTTTCCTTAAATGGTGGTACCAATGGTGATGACGGAACGGGATTTTATGGAACCGCCAACCCAACTTATCAGCAATTTTGGATTACCGGCCTGTCTTCGCTGGAAAATGAAGAGGTTAATTTTGTCGTGCCGGCATATCGTTTTGATAAAAATACCACACTCGATACTAGACTGAACTTCTTTAAAACAGTTGCTTCGCTTATTTACGCACATGTAAACGTGCAATCACAGGTTCATATTAAGAAAAGAAGAGTTGCTATTTTTGGCTTTCCAGCACCAGCACCAGCCGAATCTTTTACCTCATCTGAATATTTGAATGATAGAATCATTAATGTTGCAGCAAGAATGTTTGGCGGTACTGATAGAGTACAAGTTTGGGTAGGGCCTTTCTATTCCCCAGTATTTTCGCCTTCTGGGAAAAAGGAACTTCTGGGTGGAGAGTTTTTGGCCTCTTTTGCTGCCGGAATGCATGCAAATAGAGAACCACAAGTTTCTTTGACCTTCCTGCCAGTAGTGGGAATGGGATATGAACCTTTATATGAATGGAAGTACGCACAAAAAGATGATCTTATTTCTAATAGATTGGCGTTTATAGAAAAGGTTAAAAATGCCTTTGGGGCTACAGTTTATAGAATACATCATAACCCAACCTCTTGGACCGGTGCCGTTACTGCTGGGTACCAAGAGATGATACTTAGAAGGATAGACGATTTTATTAACATGTATCTCTATAAAAATCTAGAAAGCCAATTTATAGGTAGAACTTCTTATGGGCAACGAACTGAGAAAGATATAAAGTCTTATACAGAAAGCCTTCTTTCTAGGTTGGTAGATAGACAAATTGCCGCCTTTAAGGATGTTAGGGTTACAGCTAATGAAGATAAAACAGCATACTATGTAGAGTTTTTCTTCCAGCCCCTTAACGAAGTTAAATTTATTTTGGTTACTATGAAGGTGGCATTTGATCTTGCTTAAGGAGGATAAAATATGGCGATAAGATTTTCTCCATATGCGGTTTTAAAAACATTGTCTTTTAGCGGCCTTTTAAGTGCACTTGATGCAGGCAGTCTTTCTGATGCAATAAGTAGAATACTGTCTTTTTTAGATAACCCAACGGGCATTTTTCCAAATATAAATACTGGAGGTGATATTTGGAACGAAACGGTATTTAAATCTATTGGATTAGCAGAGAACGTGTCAATAGATGAAACTTACAATTCTCGTCCAGTTTGGGGTATCGGAGAACCAGCAAACCCAATTGTTATTCCTAATAACTATTCAGCTTCAATTTCTATATCTAGGCTTACTTTAGATACTCTAAGCATCAAAGAATTTACTACTCTTCCTGATTTTTGGTATGCTCCCAGAATACAGGCTAGAATAGAATCGTTTTTTAGCACCGTTCCCAACAGTAGAGATATTTTAGAATATCCATTCTATACATTTTTATTTGTTTCATCTATAGAAGAGAGAACAAAATACGCATCTTCTCCAATAAGTGCATTAAATGCACTGTTTAATAGAAATTTTTATGCTTTTATGCCCTCAGAGTATTCTCAAAGAATTACTTCAGGAGACTCTATCATCATTACGGATGTTAGAGGAACGGGAAAACTACTTAGCCTTCGTGAATTGATAGAGGAAATTTCAAGAGCCGTATCCTAAAATAATAGGAGGATATTAATTATGGCAGTACCGCTTAAAACCTCACAATTTGCCGAAATATATGTTGTCGGTTTAAAAATGGAAAATTCAACAGTTAATAACAATGATTTGTTGGACAACAACCCAACTAAAGTACCAATTCCCGAAGGAGATACCTATCAGTATGAAGTGTATAAAGTTGGGTTAGCTACAAACTTGAGAATTAATGAAAACCTAGGTTCCAGGACCAGGACGGTTATTGGAACTCCTGTGCCGCTTATGCTTCCAGGGTATTATGAGGGCACAATTACTATGGAAAAGGTTACCCTCGACTTACATTCGTTTAAGAGTACAGTTGGAATGAACCCTCTAATAGCTTTTAATCCAAATATTTATAAAACTAACAACGATGCGTCATATTTAGCATATGTTGACCTAAATGGGCTCGATGCAGAAATTCCTAAAATTAACACAATTTTGGGTAATCCAGGAAATTTAGAGCTTTACTCGATTTCGGGTAGGGCATTTCTTATAGACGATGCCTATCTTCCTCCTTTTGTTTTTCTGATTGCCCTTAAGGACAAAATACTTAAAGGAGAGGCCAGCGTCAATACTGGAGTTTTTGTTGCAATGCTAAGAGATTTTTCGATAACTCTAGCCAGTGAAAATGCCATTATTGCAGAGAATGTTACTGCTTTAGCTAGGCCAATTGGTAATAGTGGGTGGTTCCAGGTTCTTGGAGACTACTTCAGAACTTCTCCAGCCTTTGGTTACACTTACGCTCCTCCTCAAAAGTGATAGAAATATATATAAACCTCCCCAAATTTATGGGGAGGTTTTTGTTTTGAGTGAAATTGGCGGCCTTTTTGTGCTGTTATGATAAAATAAATTCGTGAAAGAAATAAAAATTATTTATATAAAAGTTGGGGAAAATTATTATGTATTATCTATCGTTCTTGGAGAATTTTGTTTAGATAGACCGAGTGGGTTTGATTTAAAAACCTGTAAGAAAAATGTAAGTAAAGTTTTAGATTATTTTAATGATATTTTAGAGGAAAAAAGTATTTTTGTAACTTCCGCTTTGGAAGACAAATCTCTTCTTTTAGAATTTAGAAATAAATATCTTTCATATACTTCCCTTTTCCCTGAAAAATCTTTCATTGAAAATCTAGAGGAAGTGGAATATGCTTCCTAATAATAATGTAATCTTAAAAGCAGGATATCCAAACTCCTATATAAATGAAGGCGATATAGTTCCGTTAACTTTTGGAGAAACTTATGAGTTTGGAAAAATTGTTCCTTCTGACGAAGTTTTTACAGTTTTGAGGCTTTTGGAAGTTGATTCTGCAAAGTTATTCTTTTCTAGAACGCTTGACATTTATGACGAAGGAGGTTTTCTTTCTGAAGAAAAAATTAAAAACCTTGATATGGCAAAAGAGTTTAGACAACATTTTGATATAGAAGTTATTGGAAATGTGCCTAAGTTTGCTTTAATAGATGTGTTTGCGGTTTTTGAGATTATTAAAAATTTAGTTATTTTCTCAAGAATAAAGAAAATAAGATTTGTTAACCATTTTGACATGGATGAAGCCCTAAAAAGAGTTGCTATTACTGGCATTTATACAGAAGACGGAAAAAACTTTGAGTTTATTATTTATCAACCTTATCATAACTACATGATCGCTCCAATAGTAAAACATGTAGCAGGTACAGATTACGGTCTTTCTTTGGCTTCCTTATCTACCGCAAAGACAGCAATAAAGGCATTTTATAGAAGAAGCGCTATTGTTTTCCAAGAACAAATAGTCAAATTTTTAAACGTTGCTGGTTGGAAAAGAAGGGAAGCTATAAAAGATGAAGAGCTTGAAGATTACGCTAGGGCATCTTCCGGTTCTTCCTGGTTTTATAGAAAAGATATACCAAGAATGTCTGTCTTATCAGCCTATTCTCCAGAAGAAGATTTTGTTGAAACAATGACTTATTACTACATGCATAGGCTCTACTTAAAAGAGGCCTTTCCTGAAAGATTTAAAGTTTGTGCGGAACTAGACGAGTTAACTAACAAATCTTTGTAATTTGTATAGCATGCTAAAATATTTATAGACTATGATTAGAAAAGTAATACAACTTCGTAGAGTTGATACAGGTGCGGAAGCTGTAGTAGTTGCAACGGTTGACAAGGATTCTGTTGAATACAACGTTCTTTCAGAAAACGAGAATGTTAGACAAGATCTAAGGTCCTTGTTAAAAAGCTTTATTTTCAATCTTTCTCCTGCCAATATAAGCAAAAAGCTTATTTATAAAGCAAAAATAAGCATTCCAGATACAAAAGAACACTTAATAAACTTGATAGATCTTTTGTCTTGGAATGGTTATGTCGTAAAGCAAATTTCAGATAAGACAGTTGAAAAATCGGCGCTCGGCCTAGATGAAGATCAAGATGATCATACAAACCTAGTTGAGAGAACTTATCCAGTTCTACCTATATTGTCCTATTACTTAAAAGGCAAGAAGAGTCAAGAAAGCTATGGGGAAGTACTAAAATCTTTTTCGTTTTCTTCTGGCGAAAAAGAGTACATGAAGACCATTGGCGGCAAGCAATACTTGATTAGAGTTCCGCCAGGCTTCATGCTGGAAAACGTTGAAACTGGAAAGGTATATTTGCCCGGACAATTTGTTGGACAAATACCTATAGAATCTCTAGGCCAGAAGTATTTAGTCATTCCTATACAACAAGAAGGCAGAGAACTTTCTGAAGATGAAAAGAAAGTAGCAGAAACCGCTTTTAATAATTTAAAAACTTTTTTGGTTAAAAAGTTAAATGATCTATTTAAACAAGACCCTCAATTAGAGAAAGAATTTTCAAAAAGTGGATTTAGTGCAGAACTTTTAAAGGAGATTGTTGATCGTCTAAACAAGGATGAGAAGAGAGTATTTTTAGATAATCTAACAAAACTAGAAAGTATTGTTGGAGAGAATCTTCCAAATATTGTTTCTTCAATTCTTGAGGAGATTGAAGGCGCTAGTGAGGAAGAGCAGAAACAGGACGCTATAAGTTATGAGGATATAGTTGGTAGATTAGCCACAGAGTTAAATATTTCAAAAGAGAAAAGAACAAAGGTATCTACAAAATATGTGCCTTACGAAACAATTTTGAGAGAATTGTTAAGATACGCATTAAAAGAGAAAAGCGTTCCTAAGGAAAATGTAACTGAGTTATTTGATAAAATATCTGTAGCCGAAAAGGCGCAAAAGTTTGGAGTTATTGCTAGAGATAATAAATCTGGAGATATAGTATTAGTTAAACTAACAGACGTTCTTCAAGATGAAGAGCTTGAAAGTAATCTTGTAGCGGCGGGGAATACCAAAGTATTTGAAGATCCATTTACAAAAGATCCAAGTTTAGTAGATGTACTTTTAAAAGATTATCTTTTCCTTTTTACAGATAAAGTACCAATTGTAAGCGAAAAAGGAAGATTGAGTGTAGATAACTGGGATACCACAAAACCATATCTGAACTTCCTATTTAATGTTCTTTTAAGAAATATAGATGCCGCCACATCTAGAAATGTGAGAGATTATTTGCGTGAAACATCGTCAGTATTTGCAACTAACCCAAATCTTTCAGAGGGAATTAGTGAGCAATATCACGGAAGAAGGTTAGCAGAGTTTTCTGGTGATACCCTAAATTTATTGTTTGACAACCTCAAAGAAGCAGGAGTTAAAGGTATACCAATTTCCATAATGCTCGGTTTTTCTTCGGGGGAAGAACTAAGAATCAAAAGCGGGTCTTTAATAGATAGACTTATTAAAGAAGGCATATTAACAACCAACGAATCTGAGATTAGGGAGTTTTTTAGAAATCTTTCAGAAAAACTTAAGGGTCTTGAAAAAGACCTTGAGCAAGTGAATAGGGGGCCTGTGAATCCGTCCGAAAGGGCTCAATCACTAGACAAGATTATTAGAGATGTATCCTTGATTCGTTCAGTCCTTTCTCGGGGGGCCGTAAGCACAAGTAAACTTGAGGACTTCTTAAAGGGTATAAATGAATTTAAAAAGCTAGTGGCTAGTGGAGAATATGTTCGTGTTTTACACAGCTTTGGCGATGAAGATACAAAAACTATAACAAGAGAATTTGTACAAAAACAAGAAGAATTTGCAGATCAAGTAGAAGCAAAAGTTTACGGGATATTCTTTGATGGACGAAATATATATTCTGATTCAGAAATAAGGGATAATATAAAAGATTATATTGACTATCTATTCCGTGAAAGAGGAATAATATCCGAAAGAACGGCATCACAGCTAAAGAATGATGTAGATTTAATTTTTGGACAGAACGGAATAGTAAGAAGTTCAAGAATTACCTTCCTGGGACTAACTGGCCAAAGCCTTGAAGAAAACAAAAGAGCTTTTTCTAGAGTTATATCCCTTTTAATTCAAAATCCCCTTAAAGATGAATTTGAAAGGCTGAATAACCCATCAAGACCATCAAAAGAAACTTTGGACAAACTTATAGAGGAAGATGCAAACAAAATTTTGCACGGAAGATTTTTAAATAATTTGGAAAAGCAAAAAAATAGTATTTACCTCTATCAGTTATACGGCACGGTATTCTCCTTAAATAAGGCGCTTAATAGACACCAAGGAGGGTTTTCTGAAAAGGTTGGCTCCATTCTATTTTGGGAGGGCGGACTTGGAAAGACTGTTACTCAGATAGGAACGATTCTTTTAGGAAAGGACCTTGGAATTATACATCCAGATAAACCAGTCTTAGTCTTTGCTCCAGAAAACGTTATTGGAAACTGGGTAAGGGATGCGCAAAATGTTTTTGGACTTTCTGGGGGATTTATTGTTCCCAATGCTGATGTTTTGGTAGTTAGAGATGTTGACGTTAACAAAAGGGAAGCTTCTTACAAACTTCTTACCTTACTTTACTCTTTAAAGCAGATTGAACGTAGGATAAATGAACTTCAAGGGCAAGGGGCAAAACTAGATAAAAATTCTCCAAAGGGCAAAGAGTACCTAGAGTTAGTAAAGAAAAAAAATGAGTTAGAGTCAGCGTACAAAGAATTGACCGAAACTGGCGTTCCCCAAAAATTACCAGATATGGTTATTGTTGGAACTTACAAGACCCAAAGAGCGTCAAAAGAAACTAATGCTGATAGGCTTTTTAGCAACGACTCAAGAGCGCTGATTACAATGAGTAAGCCCATCAGAATAAAGTCATTAGCTATTCCTTATGTGAATCAAGGGAAAGGATATTTTTCTCCGAATGTTAGAAAAATTGTTGATGTGAACATTACTTTAAATGATAGCGTTTTTGGAGGTATGGTAATTGACGAAGCTGGTATGGTAATGAACCCGGCAACCTTACGGCATAGAACTATGGCGGCTATTAAATCCGGTATTACATCAGACACAAACAAAGGTCTTGTATGGTTGTTAAACGCTGAAGAAGTGTCTACTTCTCCTTTAAACACCGCCGCATTATTAAACTTAACACACTATTACGGAAACATTTTGGATCCAAAGTCTGTTTATCTATATAAGGTTGGTGGAAGAAATATTTATCTGTGGAAATCTGGATCTCTTAGGGTTTTAAGAGCCTTTTCTTCAAAATTAACAAATGATACTATATATGGACAAAAAATTAAGGGTTATATAAAATCAGAAGCTGATGGTGTTTCTTCTAAAAAAGTTAGTGCGGTAATTGGAGAAAAAAATGCTTTATTGGAGTTTGATATTCCTCTAGTGAGTGATAACTTTAACAATGAAGAGATAAGAGTACTGCCCCACTCAGAAGATGTTATGTTAAAGCCTTTGGTTTTGTATACAGCTCTTGATCAAGTTACTAGGGCTAAGGCATTATCTGATGAAAGAGATGTTGCTATAACAGCGCCCGGAATTTTATATTCTCCTAAAGGAAAGGGTAAGGGCTCTAAATCGGGTTATAAAAGCAATAGCGAGATTGATCTTACCTATCTATCAGAAAGCTACAGACCAGCTTTTCTACAAATGCAAAGAGAAGCATTGTTAGGAATTTTCCCTAGGGATCGTGCTTTTGAATATGGATTTGATAAGACAATGAACGTAAAAGTTCCAAATATTGACATAGTCAAAGAGATTTTTGGTAGTACAGAATCGGAAAACAAAAAAGATAAAATCAGGGAACTTTATAGAAAAGTTGCGGAAGGCCAAACTGAAAGCAGTACAAAAACTATTCGTGAGTTATATCTTGATATAGCTTCTAGTATGGCCACTCATTTGTACGGAGTAGCGAATGAGCAAGAATTTAGGCAAAATTTTGAAACGGCCCTTGATAAATTGTTAGAAGGCTTAAGAGTATCACTTGGTTCTGCCGGAATAACTATAGAAGATTTATCTCGCACTCTTAATAATGTTGCTGGCATTGAGTTTAGCCCATTTTCTACCAAAACTAGTGATGGCAGAATTTACGGGCTTACAAACAAAGACATGATTTATTTCCCTAACTATGCGGGGGTTGTAGGGAGAGGGGATGATTTATCGGCTGATGTAGAAGATATTGACGATATACAGCGCCAAGAATCACAAGAAGATCAAGGCGTGTCAATGCTTGGCGTTGGACAAAGAGATGAAGAGTTTAACTTGCGCAAGAACTTTATTCGTGCTAGAAATATGGCAATGTCTGCAGTCTTCAATATCGCTATGAGGCACGCACAGAAACTTATTGAGCTTGATTTAGATTCTAATGAACCGCCCTTTGAAATAGAACTAAAACGCAACGGAGATGAGGTATATTTCCGCATAAATTATTACGTGAAAGAAGAAGGAGAAAGAAAGGAAGTTGAGTATGATCCAGCTAAATTTCAATCTCCTTTTAATTTATCCCAAAAAGGAGAAATTAAGCTACTATTAGAGTCCCTTTCTGATCCCAACACCGAGTATGATCTTGAAGGAGAAACAATTAAGCTAGATCCTTATACTTTACTTAGCCTATTTGTTAACCTTTATCAAGATGTGAATGTTTACGAAAATAATAAAGATAAGCTTAATGATGCGTTTTCTTTATCTGATAAGCCCGTTCTTGGATTTGAGCACAAAGCTATTATTCTTTCTCCCTCTAGAAAGCACGCATCGTCTATTTATAGATTAGCCAAGAATTTACATGATCCAAATGATACTGCAGTTGGTGCAATTATAGGTGGAACTCCTGTGGAAAAACAAGAAAGGATCATTAAACAATACACAAATAGACACGGTTTAAAAACAATTACTGTTCTAACTACGAGAGCCGCTGGTCGTGGTCTAAACTTGCCTTCTTCAAAAACCTTAGTTTTCTCGCCTTATTCTTATGAAGAATTGCGTCAGGCCTCAGCCAGAGGTGTGCGTAGTGCCCAACTTTTTACAGATATTTCCAAAGAAAGAGAAGATATAGAAGCTAAAAAGAACCTTTTGGCAAAACTAAAACGAAGCAAAGCGAAACCAGAAGACATTAAAAAACTCGAAGAAGAAATAAGAGAAAAAGAAAAGTATCTAGAGTCCTTAAGTGTCAAGCAAAGAACAGTACTAGATGCTGCAACAGTATTTCCAGTACTGCAAAGAACAGTTTTGGCAACCCTACAGGATGTGGCTAGTAAACCTAAGTTGCCATCGGCCAAAGAGATTCAAGGAAAAAGACCCGCAACAGAATTGGACGAAAGAGAAAGATCCGAATTGCACCTACTTGCAGAACAAATCAATACCTGGCTTGGACTAGAAAGAACAGAAGGATACTTACGTAGATATAGGACTCTCCTTTCAAGGGTTAATAGAGGACAACAAGGAAGAATTTTAGATGCATTAGAAGGATGGCTTGGAAGTTTTGAGAACTATAGCACCATCTCTGATGAGTTGGCGGTGCAAAGAGAAAAAATAGTTGAAATGTTTAGAGACATTATACAAAAACGTGCAAAATCTTCTAACTTAACTGATAAAGAAATAGAGAAGCTTGTTCACGGTATATTTATTTAAGGGGGTATAGATATATGTATTTAGATTCTGAAAGAGAAAGCATTGTCAAAGAGTTTGTTTTGATGTTTTTGAACAACCTACAACCCTGGGAAAAAGATAAAATCATACATTCTTATCCACGTGTATTTGAAGATGAAGATGGAGAAGAGTTTGAAAAATATATTAGAGATATTCAAATGTTGTCTTATCTTTTCTCTGAGGACGATTTGGATGACGAAACAATTTGCGCCATGATAGATCATATATCTGATAATCCTGTAATTGATAATTTATTTGGAGATGGGTTATATAGGGTCTATAAGCAAAAATGCACATAAGCTATGAAAAATAATAGTGAAGTAAGATATACAGAAGAAGGTCCGATATATACGTATGTACCAGATGGGTATGTAATTTATAACCCCTCTGGAGAAAAAAAACATGGACCCTTAAATCCCTATTTTTCTGGAGAAAAACTACCAGGTAATGGCATTTTAATTGATGACGTTGAGTGGGTTTTGCAAGATTATGATTCTTGGTATGCAACTTATGGAGAACTAGCTATTAGAAAACCTGGAGAAGAACTTACCGAACAAGAGGAAGAAAAACGAATTGAAGAGGCCAAAAGAAAGCTTAACCAACTTTTAGAACAAGAGGAAAGAAAAGAAGAACAAGAAAGTGATATTGAAATTAGTTTTGAAGATGAGGAAGAGCAACAAATGGAAGAATCAGAAGAAGAACCAGACAAGTTAGAAGAAAAAGAAGAGGAAGAAGAGCAAGAGAAACAAGAAGAAGAAGAAAACTTAAGCCCTTTAGATGAGTTTGCAGAAAGTCTTAACGATTTTTTAGAATCTTTTGGTGTTGATGATATTTTAGAAGAAAAAAAAGAGGAGGAAGATGAAGATTGGATTAATATAGATATTTCTTTTGAAGATGACGAAGATCTTTTAGAAGAGTCAAAGGAGGGCTTTGAAGAAGAATTTCCAGAAGACATTTTCCAAATAGATGAAGAGGAAAGAGAAAGATTAGCTACTCTCAAACTTTTGGAGGACTCCAGAGCCACCATAGGAAAAATTCTTAAGCGTTTTGATGAGGCGCTTAAAAAAGATTATTTTGTATCGCTAGATAAGCTTATAGAACAAGACCAATTAGAAGAAATTTTAAGTTGGGTAAGGGCGGCAGAAGAGTTATATAAAAAATTGGACGAATATTATTTTGAGGAAGACCTAAATGAAGATGTGCTTAGACAGCTTTTCCGCCAAGTAGAAGATGTCAGTTCTTTCCTTGAAAAGTCCTTGACTGTTTTTGAGGATGCTCATTGGATGATGAACGAATGGACAAAATCTCATACAATTGGTTTTGGCAGATATTTATTTTCTCCAATAACAGAATTTTTGAAAGGCAGATTTGAAAATCTAGCAGACGCTTCAAAGAAATTTAAGTTGTGTATAGAAAGGTATTCCAATGGGGCGGATAAGTGTAGAGAAGAAATCTTTAAATCCATAGAAGAAGATTCTGAACTGAAGTTTATCAAAGGAAAATTTTTAAAATCACCATCACGTTATAACTTTTTTGTAGATGTTGCTTCTGTTGTGAAGGTTACGAATAAAAAAACTTCAATCGCATGGTCTGCGGCACAAGATATTCCATATTTGGCGGGAAACTTTTTGCTATATTTGTTGAGAAATTTTAATTTAAAGCATTCTTCAGATGGAAGCCTTGAGCTAACTATTTCTGACGACACAGAAGAAATAACTTACCGCTTTTCTCCTTTGGCTTCAAAATTTTTAACCCTGATTAAAGCTTTTTCTGTTCAAGATAAGAGTATAGACGGTAAGCTTTTGTTTGAAATGTTGGCAAGACTTTCTGCAGATTCTAGTGTTTCTTATTCTACTTTTAACTATGAAGGTAAAGTTGAGTATCAAGAAGAAGTTTCTTTATTTGAGTTTTTACTTAGAAGCCTAGGTTTTAATAAAAATGATGCAAGTTTTATAATGTCTGAAACATTTAGACCGGGAGGAATTCTTGACCTTTCTATTAGCAAAAAAGATTCAATTATAGATGCGCTGAGAGACGCTTATGCGGTCAAAATGACTAAGCAAGTTAGCGAAGCATTTTTGTCTAAAGATAATTCGTTAGACCTTGATCTTGTTAAAAATTCAATTAGATCTTGGGAAGCTAGATTAAAGGAAAAGCTTGAAGATGAGTTCAAGGAAGATGTAGGTAAAATCCACTCTTTTGAAGATGAAGAAGAATCCTATGAAGAAGTTGATACAGGGGGTGTTTTAGAAGAAACTCCAAAAGTCGAAGGCCAACCAATATATGAGGAAGACGAAGGAAAAACTTATGTGGAGGTTACAAAAGGACTAGAGGAAGTAACTTCAGAAATTTTGGATGACTTAGAAGAAACCTATGGAATAAAAGCAAAGAACTTAGATGACGCTATAACCAAACTACTGGATAAGAACCCATTAGATGAGTCTATTACTTTTTCGGCACTTTTAGACTCTCTGGATACAAGATCTTTAATGCTTAAAAATGAGAATAGAGTCTTAAAACTTTTTTTACGGCTGATTTCGTTGCTTGACAAAAGTGGAGAACTTCTTGATCAAATTGGTAATGATGTCAGAAGCGGCGTGGATAAAGCAGTTTTAGATTTAACTGCGACCCTCAGTAGTGGGGAAGAGGATGAAGTAAACATTCTTGTTAGAAAAAATGCAGAAACTCTTAATAATTTGATAGAAAGCATGTATTACGCTTCTCGGCAAGTTAGAGAGAATAAGGACAGCATAAAGGATAATAGTAAATTTATTATTGATGCTTTAAAAAATACTATAGTTCTTTCGTCAGTATCTTCTTCTTATATACAGAATAATGGGGACATTTTAAGCATGAGTGTTGGTTTAAGAGATTATGTGAAAGAAGTTTTAGATAGAGTATTTGGTACTGGAAATCAACCAGGTGAACTTTTGGCAGAAAGCTTAGAGGAGTTTAAAGATAGCAGAACTATAGCCTCTTTTGTAAGGGATCCGCTTTTAAAAGCTTATATACCTCTAAACCTTAATAATGTGAGAAGAGCTGGTACGGAAGAGTTTCCTGTAAAATTTTCTGCAGAGCCTAGAAATTTCTCTAAAATTAGAGAGATTTTAGAGTCTGTAGAAGTTGATGGAAAAAACTTTAGATTTAAAACAACAAAAAATGTAAGCGTTTCTGGGGATCCTGAGGAGTTTTTTAAAAATGTAGTTTCTTTATCTACAAAAGAAATATATGAAACAGAAGATGAAGAAATTGCTGATTATAGCTCTATTAAATTTAATTATGCTGGCGATCAATATGAATTGATTATTACAAGGACTGTGGGAGAGGAAGGTGAAGAAGATTCGGCAGTAATTGATGGAAGAAGCGTCAAATTAGTAAAGGGGTGGAAAGTAGAAGTTACTAAGGGAGACGATATAGTTGTTTCTAGACAACTTACTAATGACGAATTTAACATCATTAACCGTGCCCCAAGTTTATCCGGTAATGAAGCATCAAAAGCGCTGAAGACATTATTGAGAGGCGTATTGGGCTATTTAGAAAAAGAAAATATAAAGGAAAAGATTTCTAATGTTCCAGTTCTAGAGAATATAAGTGAAGCTGAAGGGGAGCCGCAAAAACTAGAATTAGAAGAAGAAACTGATACATTACAAGAAACTGCCCAAGAACCAGAAGAACAAAAATTAGAGCCAGAATCTACCCCCGAAGGAGAGTCTGTGGAAAATTTGGAAGAATCTAAAATGGAAGGCGAGGAAGAAGAAATAAAAAATATTGAACAAGAAGAGCCGCAAAAACCTCCAGAGGACAGAGGAAAATCAACTAAAATAACTAAACTCCAAAAGGAAAAAAAGAAGGTTTCAAAAGATGAAAAAGTAAATGAAGAACTAGAAACTATAACAGAGGAAAGCATTAAAGATGTAGTTGAAAAAGCTGTTAAAAGTAGGCCCTCCAAAGCTAAGAAAGCTAAGACAGTATCTAAACTTCATGAGGTAGAGCAAAAAATAAAAACAGGAGTAGCGTCCAATTTTAGAAAACATGTTACCCCTGATGGAGCTTATTACTCTACATCATCTGATTTTGAAAAAACAACTTTTGCTGATGTAATGGAGGTACTTAATCACAAAAATATTCAATCTTTACTAGTGTATGGAGAAAGGGAAGACAATTTTGACGGGGCAGTTATTGTTGAAAGGGTCAATAATAAAAATTATAGAATTACTCTTGCTCCGTCTATGGATTTTGCTAACGCAGTTTTTGGTAATAAAGACAGGCCAAAAACTGGGAAAAAGATTGAAAAAATTGCGGCTATAACACTTTCTTCAAAAGATTTGGAGGCCCTAAAGGGGGCAAATATACATAGTGTAATGAGTGAACTTTTAAAGACTGGTAAGGTTCTAGATAAGCCAGTTTTTGAAGGAGAAGGTGGATTTGAAGACCTACCATTATTAGCTAGAACTCAAAGAGATATTGAAACAATGACTTTGGGGAATGTTTTAGCGGGGGAAGAAAACACACAAATAGGTACAAGGTTTAGCTTTGCGTTGGATGAGGAAACTGGAGAGGATATTTTTGATTACAGTTTGTATGTTGATAAAAATAATGCTAGGTTGGTTTTGAGAGATAGCTCAGGAAATGTTGTTTACGAAAGAATATTTTTGGGCAAAGACTTTGAAAATTTAAGGAAACTAAAAATAAAAGACATCTTTGATACCGAGTCCATACAAAGAGAAGTTACTGAGCACTATAGAGAGAAAAAGAAAAGAGAAAAAGAGGAAGAGAGAAAGAGAAGATTAAAAGAGTTTTTAAATAGCGAAACGAGAGATTTATCTTTTTCTGGACTTGGAGTAAAAGGAAGCTATGAGGTGAGCGGCGATAAAGTTCATTACTACTTTGAAAAAAGCGGTAAAAGATATTCTGTAACCGTTCCATTGGGCGTTCTCCAAGAAGCAGAAAATTTTGAAGAAATCTTCAAAGAACTAGCGAAAAGAAAAATAGAAGAAGAGCAAAAACAACTAGAACAATCCTCTTCAATAGAAGAAGAAGACTTTAAATTTGCCCTGGAAGATTTGTTTAGCGGGAAAATTAATGACTTAAAAATAAAAACGGAACGTGGTTTTGTTATGAAGTTAAAAGAAAAAGGAAAAGATGAAGTGTCTTTTGAACTTTATGATCCAAGCGGTAGATTTATCAAGTCTATATCTCAGGATAAAAAATCTTTGTTGTCTGGGGGACTAGCTACCTTGGCTCGTGCATTTAAAGTGTTATCCAAACCAATGGGAGTAGGCGATTCTGGTAAGTTTGTGTCTTTTGTAAATTACAAACCAATAAGAGAAGTTACCGATCAAACTAGTAAAGAAGGGCAAGTAGAAGATGTTGGCGTAGAAGAAAGAAAAGAGAGTGCAAACAAAGAGGAAAATCTGGAAAAAGAATCTAGCGCAAAAGAAGAAAGAAATGAAGAAGAGAAAGTTTCTATTGACAAAGAGGCCCTTAAAAGCGCTGTAGATGAAGTGCTTGCAAGCTCTTCTACAACTTTACAAGCGCTTTATGGAGGAAAGCCAATATCTATTGCGCTAAGCTTTAATGGGGATAACATTTGGACAATTGTTCTTCCTCCAAAAGATGAGGGGGGAGAGTCAAAACGTATAACACTTAATGTAAAAGAGTACTGCAAGGATTACTTGAGTGCATTTCTAATGCTATAATGGAAAAGATTTCGCAAGAATATTAAGGCCATGAACAACAGGGAAAAAACAAAAGAAGACATCATAGAGAAAATATCTAGATTCTTGGAATCTCCAGATGAGTCATATTTATCTTTTGAAGCAGATTCATTGGCGTTTTACTTGCAAAAAATTTTAGGTGAAATTAGTGCTAGTATATGTTATTACGGTGAGTGTATGGACCTAGAATTTTCTAATGCAGAAGAAATAGCAGAAAAAGCCATAAGCTTAGCAAAGAATATTAATAGCAATCACAATGATCTATTTTCCACCCTTTTGTCGGGAGAAAAAGATTACATTTCAGTAGATTTAGACGGCGATTACTTTTTTATTGCCAGAATGAAGTTGGATAAGATAAATTGCATTCTCTATAAAAAAGAGAGAGTTCCAAGGTATGTAAGAGAATTCTCTTTTGATATTAATGAGGATTTTTCCTTAATTAAAAGGGCGATATACTCACAAGTTTACAAAAAGAAAGGAGGAAAATGAGGGCTAGTTATGGGTGTAATATATGAAAAAAACAACATAATCCCAACAGAAAGAGATTATGACATTGTTAAATATGTTCCTGAGGGATTTGTTCTGTATCGTTTGGATAGCCCTAGTTCTGTCTATTACCCCGGACAGTTTGTTGGTGTAAGAAACGGAATAAAAGTTAACAGCCCCGACAGTAAATGGGTTTTGGAAAGCGTTTTTGATTATGCAATGAAAATTTATGGAGGAAAGACGGAACAGCCCATATTAGCCGAATCTAACCAAGACGAAGGGGAGGGTAATACTTTGACTCATGAGGACTTTATTGAGGGTGCAAAGAGGGTACTGAAAAGATTTGACTACACTCCAACTTTGAGGGATTATAAGGACTTAATATTTTATTCCGCATACTTTATTTTGGGTAAAATTTCCAACTACAGTTTCGTAAACATCTATAATATATTGGATCACATCAATCCTATAGACGATGATTTTTTTTACGAAGTCAACATTACCTCAGAAGATTTGGAATTCTTAGAAATTTTAGAACCATTTGCTAAAGATATAAAAAAGTTTTTTGAGTTTTATGGTGTGAAAAATATTCCATTTGGAGAAATAGAAGAAGAAATACTTTATGATCTAGAAAATACATTAATACTGAGCAAAAAAAATCTGAAACTTTTTAAAAAGCTAGAAATTCCTGATCAAGTTTTTAACGTACTATCGCCAGTTTTTTTCGCATTAAGAAATGCGTACAAAACTGGAAAATACCCTGATCCGCTAAGCTTTATATCAGAAATAGTTGAAGAAATTTCTTCCGGCTTAGAGGATCGGCAATACTATGAAGAGGAAGAAGAGGGCCTAGATATAGAGAGAGTTGTAGGCACGTTTGAGCGCATGCTAAAGAAAAATGACATATTGGCGGCCATTGATCCAGAATTTATTGAGGAACTTTACAAGTATCTGTTAAAAGAAGATGCTGTTGCAGACAAAAAGGATTTTGTAGAGTTCTTAGTCAAAGGATTTTTGCTTTCACTAAGTAGAAATCAATCAGAAGGAGATTTACTAAGTAGAGCAAATTTCGCTTACGAATACTTTTCCCAATTAAAATACTTTAGTGCTGAAAAAGATAAAAGAGATATTGGTGATACTGAAAAAGATAACGTTATTGCTGAATCTCCTCAAAGTCGAATTATTTTAAGAGCAGTAGATATATTTAAAAGAGTCTCAAAAGAAAGTAAAGATGAGGAAGATAATAAAGGTCCAAATTCTATAGAAGACCTTGTTTATTTTCTAGAAGATTTTGTCCACGATGGGAGTTTTTATTTAGCAGTAGAAGGTGAAGAAATTTCTCTAGATATATCTTCAGTTTTACATACTTTAATGTTATATCCTGGCTTATTAAGAGAACTTATTCCTAGCAGTTCTTTTTCTTATGAAGAACCAGTTAAACAATTTTTCATGGAAGTAGAGAAAGAAAAAAAGCGTGATAAGTTATATGAAAAATACTCGAATTTTGTAAAACTTGGGTTATATGCTGGGCATAAGATTTTTCTCAATGATCAAGATGCTTATGAGACAACGGCCCATAGATTAACAGAACTTCTTCGAAATTCAAAAACATCTGCAGAGGTTTTACAGGCTATTGGAGCTTTCAAATCGGCCTTTTTATCTTCTTTTATTTATCGTCAAGGGAAGTTAGGTGTTAACGATGAGGAAATACCGATGGAAAACTGGAAATTTTATCTTGAAAGTAGACTAGAAGACATAATAACATCTGTGGTTAAAAAACTTGGGAATTACTTTCTTGATCAAATGATATATCGTGAAATGACAAACATTTGGGTGAATTTAGATAGAGAAATCATAAAGAAAAGACGAGAAGCCTTTAAAGCTTATTTGCTTTCTTCAGCCTCTTCCTCGCACTATGGAAAATACTTAGAATATGAAGGAGGAACATCAAAATTAGTTGACCGGTTTTCTGAGGCAAAAAGAAGACTAATTGAACAATTTGAAGAAGTGAACGAAGATTTTCAGAAGAATCTTTTTTCTATTATTGAGTCTTTAAAAAAGGAGGTTAGTGCAGTTTCGACTTTGGAGCCAGAACTAACAGCAATGGTAGATAATCTGGGCTTGATAAAGGCTATGGTATTTAAAAACGAAGGGCAATTGGAAAATCCCTTTTACATACAAGACTTATTAGATCAGCTTAGAGTATTAATTTCTAGGTTTCTAATAAAGGGCGAAAACATAAAATATCACTTAAATGATCCAAGCAAAAATTCATTGAAGATTTTCCTTACACCCTTTATCAAAAGGTATGACGCACTTCTTTATTACTATTTTTCGCTTGTTAGCGGGTCCAAAGCCTACACTTCCAAAACCCTTAGCTCGTCCTTTGATCATATGAATTACTCTTCTAGAGTTATTTATTCGCATTCACAGGTTTTGAAAGGTCTGATTGGTAAGTTCTTAGAAAGATTGCGATACTCAACTGGAGCCGAGGAATATAAGTTAAAGGCAATACCTGAACTATTTTTAAATCCCCAAAGTCCGTTCCACGTTTCTAGTTTTTTACTACCTTCCGCCCACATAGAATACTATGGACAAACATTGCCCACAGAAGGCGTGTGGAAGGATGAAAAAGAAACAAGTGCTTTCCTTGCCTCTTTAATACCACTTTTCTTCCACGATTTTTCTGGCATTCGCTCTAGAGATTACGGTAATATCTATGATATTGAAGGTTTACTTTTAGAATCCGATAATTCATTGCTTGAAGATGAAGATTTCTCTGTAAAACCATTTTACGATAAAAATGGATTTGTTAAATTTCTTCTAGTTCAAAATGGGATAAGTTTTGTTTTAGATCCTCACATGGCAGTAAATTTTGTTAAAGATTTATATAATGCAGGAACTGTTTATGTTTATGAGCTTTCTAAGGCTTTTGCCAATGAATTCGTTACTAGAGCAAAAAATCTTATAAAGAAAAAGTATGGCAGAAGCATAGATAGGGAAGGCTTTACGTTTTATGACGTAAAAAATGCCGTCAGGGTTTTAGAGGAATATGAGCACGATGAAGATGTAAAAAAGCTTTTTAAAGAAGTTTTTAGAAAAACTTTGCTTCCAGTAAGCGGGTTTTATACAAGTGATGAAAAAACTGGCATTCCACTTTTATTTGATAAAGATAATGATTATAACAATGGGCACGGAAGTCTTAATATGTTTTCAAACCCATTTTTGAGGCGCAAACCATTTTCAGTTGTGAGAGAAGTATTTTCTAAGTTGGTAGATTTCTATCAAGAAAAGGATGAAAATTTTTATGAAATGTTTAAAAGCTTTTCGCCCCAGATAGTCTTTACATTAAGAGGTAAAGATACAAAAACATTTTCTGGATATTATAATTCGTCTGATGGTGTGCTTTCGGAAAGGCCCTCCGGTAAGATTGTTATTTTAATATCTGATAGTTACGAATTAAGTCCAACTGGAGATTATAAAGAGATAAAAAAGAATTTTGAAGGTGATCCTAATATATCCATGCTAAAAAGAAATTTTCCTAAGGATGGGCGTATTCCTGAAAACACTAATGGTGCCAATTATTTGCAAGCCCTAATTGCACATGAATTTGGGCACTCAATTCACGCCCTGTTACTTAATGAAAATAACTTAATGAATAAATTTCTTGAAAAAGCTTATAAAAATAAAAAAAGCGAAGAAGAAATTTCAAAAATAAAGGATTCTGTTAGAGAAGTTTCTGTTGAATATGCAGAAAAATTTTTGGATTTGTACAAACGAATTGCTTCTGCATTTGATAATAGCCCGAATCTTAAACTAAAAACAAGAATAGAAGAGATGTATAAGAAAGTAGAAAGTTTAATAAAAAGATTTATCAAGGGCGAGGTAGTAGATTACTCAGACACCAGAAGAGAATCGTATCCTATATACAATTCCTTACTTATGGATTTACAGAAATTTTCTCGAGACAATAAGGATTTAATGAGGGAACTTGAAGCACTAATACATAAGGTTTATGAAGAAGGTATTCATTTGGACGAGTATGGAATATTTGTACCTGACGGAACAGAAATTCCATCTACGGCTCTTGAAAACTACATAATAGACAAAAAGTTTAAAGATTTATATCCTTTAAGTTATCAGGTTTTTGTTGAAATGCCATTAAGACTTCTTGAAATGTTGAAGCAAGTTTAGTATAATACCATACATGGATGTAGCTAGTTCTTTGCCGCAAAAGATACTTTTTTTAAAAGTTGTTTCAGACATCATTAATAGAGCGTTAGACGAGTTAAAGGTTGCGAACGGCGATTTGACAGAATCGGAAAAAATTAGAGCCGTACAACTCTATACAGATATGTTAAAAAGAGCAGGTTTTGAGGACGATGAGATAGATGCAAATTGGATTTTCCTAAAGTGAAAGTAAAATAATTTTGTATGAACCAGCAAGTAGAAATTTTAGAAATTCCTATATTTTCTGACTTTAAGGTCATAAAGTCCTATTCTTTAGAAAGGGTTGGTTACTCAGATACAGAAACTGTCGTTGACAGGATTCCCGAAATAAAGCCCATAGCAGAGAAAGAGGGTAAGTTCTATAAAAGGGAAGACATAAAACTAAAACCGGGTGATTGGTTAGTAGTTGGACTCGCATCATCTCCAGACATAGATTTAGTTGACGATGCAATATTAGATGTTGAAGAAACCTTTGGAGATTCTATAGAAGATTTTCTTAAAAATGGAAGGATATTTTACGAACACGGGTACAAGTTAGCCGGAAAAACAGATCCATCTTACATGTACGACATACCAATAGGAATACCAATAGCCATACAAATAGGTAAAAATTTTCTTTATGTTTGGTCTTTGTTAGATAAGAATCATCCTTTAGCGCAAAAAGTTTACAATGCTCTTTCTGGAGATGAAAGAGTATCGCAAAAACTTGGACTTTCTATCGGCGCTATACCTATAGGTAAAAGTACTCAAAAGTACATAGATGGAAAAGTTGTTAACATACCGCCCAAAATGCGTTTGTACGAAGTATCTTTTACTGGCCAGCCGGTTAATATAGCAACATGGGCGCAAATAGTGAAAAGTTCTGTTTTTTCAATGTATAATGTAGAAGAAGTAAATACACTTAAGGAGGATATGATGCCAAAGAAGGAAGTTATTAAAGCAAAGGAAGCGGAAGAGAAGGAAAAGGAAGAAGAAAAAGAAGGTACTGAAGAAAAGGGAAATAAGGACGAAAGAGCTAAGGACGAGGGAGATGCTTTGACTTCTCTCTTGGGTGACGGAGAAGAGGATAAGGGTGAGGGTGAAGGACTGGCAGGTGGCAATAGTGGAGCATCACTTGCAGATGCCTTAATGGGCCAAGGAATGCCTGGTGGAGAAATGCCAGGAATGCCTCAAGGAGGAATGCCTGGAGAAGAGCCTGCAGTTTTAGCTGACCTTGCTCCTGAAACTCAAGGAGAAGACGCTTTTCCTGATTTGGTATTAGATAAGCTAGATCTTCTTGAGCAAAAACTTTCCAAGTTGGAAGAAGTTTTATCTAAACTTAATATGATTGAAGAAGAAGAACACGACATGGACATTGATCAAGGAAAACTTGAAGAGGAGCAGAAAGAAACAGAAAATTCTTTAAGACTGGGAGAAACTTTAAAGTCTATAAATGACCTTGTGGAAATTCTTACAGAAACTACGCAAAAGACCTTGAAGTATGTTGAAGAGCTTCACAAGAACATAGATAACATAGAAAAGAAAGTAGAAAAATCTTTATCCGAAATGCTTACAGTTACAAAGAGTTTTAATACTTCAAAGGAAGAAGAGAAGATTGTTTCTAAAGCCAAAGTTGGAGTAACGAAAGATGTGCATCCCCATATGGGAATTGCAACATCTGAAAAACTAGAGGAAAAGGTAAAAAGCATTCTTGCTTCAAAGGATAAAGTAAAGAAGCTTAAGTCTTTCTACGAAGAATATATTACTTTCCGTGGTAGCCCAGTAGAAATTCAGAGGAAAAAGGACGAGATTTATGACAAGGCTAGAACAACTTTAGGTTTAGAAGATTATGAAGTAGATGTAATTTTTAGAGAATTTAAGAAAAATTTTTCATCGTGATAATATAAACTTTTAAATAGGAGGAAAAAAAGAGTATGATTCCAGAACATTTAAAGCACCTTGATTTTGCAACCCTAAAGGCACTTAATGCCGCCGGTAACGTAGCCGAAAGCTTAGAAAGAGAGGACCTAGAAGCCGAACTTACCCAACTCAACGTACTTGATACTCCCCTTACTGATGTACTCAAGAAGGGCGAAGTAAAGGCTCGTGCGTATGAGCACGAGTACAATGTTGTAACTGCCCGTCATGATAAGATTGGTTACGGTGCTTTCAGAGATGGTGGCCTTCCTAGAACTGTAGAGATTAATGTTGCCAGGAGACGTATTCGTCCAATGCTCGTTGGCCACAGAATCACCGTTACTGAACTTGCTACAAAGACCACCGAAAACGGTGTTATGAGAATTGACGAAGTGGCGAAGCGTGAAAAGATGATTGCTGTAGCCAACGAATGGGAATACTTTGCTATTTATGGTGATAACACCTTAGGAGACGAGGTCCCCGGCTCCCCAAATAATCTTCAACAGGACGGCATTGTAAACATCATCAAGCGCGGCGCTCCTCAAAACGTATTAGATGCTGGTGGCCAACCTCTTACCATTGACCTCCTCTGGGAGGCCGAATCTAGAGTAGTAGCCACTCAGGCGCTTGCCAAACCCAGCGCTGTTTTCCTTTCCTACATTGACAAGATTAACTTGCAACACTCTTTCTACCAGCTTGCTAGAATAATAAATACTGCCGATCGTAGGGCTGGCCTCCTTGGCGCTGATGCTCAAAGCTACATTGGTGTTCGTGGTGAGCATCAGCTTTATCCCTCTCAATTCCTTGGAGATTTCCACAAATTCAATCCCGCTAGATTTGGTTCTGAAGTTGGTGATTTTGCCGCTCCCTCCAACTCCTGGACTATAGATCCTATTACTGAAGTTGCCGTTACCCCCACTTCTCCCTTCAGGAGTGGCGATACTTATGAGTACGCTGTAAAGGCCTGCAACTTCTATGGCGAAAGTGCCGCTAAATTTGTTGGACGTACTCTAACTGCCGATGGTAGAGGCCTAAAGCTTGCTCTTCGTGGACTTGTTAATGTCAAGTGGCTTGATATTTACAGAAAAGATCCTAGCTCTCAGGAATTTAAGTTCTATAGGCGAGTTCCTGTAAGAACGGTTAACGGCGATTTTGAGTTTGTAGATGACGGTTACGAAACCGTAGTAACTCCCTCTGGCGTTTACAGGTGGAAGAAGATTCCTGGTACTGGTGTAGTATTCGGAATAGATCCAAATGTTACTACTATGGCTACTTGGATTGGTATGGAGCTTTACAGATTGCCTCCTGCTTTGACTCACGACTGGGTAATTTGGAAAGTGGCTTCTCCCTTCTCTAGAGCCCCGGAATTCAACTGGCTTATCGTAAACGTTTCTCAAGAGCCTCTTATATGACATAAATAAATAGAATCATGAAAAGCAACCCGATTGGGTTGCTTTTCTTTTTTCATTGAATGTTAATGAAAGAGATTTTTCTTGTCCCTATAGATTTAAGATCGTTTAATCTTTTAACATCAACAATCCTTTTGTTTATAACAAGCCTTTTGTCAATAGCGTCAAAATATCTTGGTATATATTCTCCATTTTTTATTTCAGAAGCAATTATGAAGTCGTAAAGTAACACTCCTTTCGCAACCTCATTTTTTACTAAAAGAAGATTTTTAAAGCTATAAAGAAACTTAAATGTAAAATCTTCATAACTCTCTAAACTAAAAAGCCTAAGGTATAAGTGAGTTTTTCTAAGTTCTGAAAAGGCGTTAAAAAAGTCTTCTTGAGTCTCAATATTTAGAAGAACTACATAATAAAGGTTTTCAGAAAATAATCTTAGCTCCAATATTTCAATCATTAAGTACTTTTCTTTTTCTGTGTAAATTTTTTCTTTGAACAAATTTTCTAATGTAATGTTTTTATACTTTTTGTATAGCGCTTTGAGATAAGCAGATTCAAAGTTGTTTATGTGAGGATAAAGCTTAGTAAAGGGCCTCTCTTGACTAGATGCTTTCGGCATGGTATCATCCTGGGTGATGAAGAGCGTGGCTTTAAAACACGGAGCAATAGTTTTTGAAACTCCTGTACTCAAAAAGTACAGGGAACTTGGACTTTATGATTATCCCGTTCTTCACTCTGAAGACGATTATATCATAGTATCTAACGAGGTTTTTGACTTTTTAATGTCTTTAGACCCAACCATTGAATACGTCAAACCAAAAAAAAGAACTTTGAGACTAGAAACTTTTAAGGAATTAAAAACTCCAAGAGAATGGCAAGAAAAAGCTCTTAAGGTGTTTGAAAGACAAAAGTTTGAAAAAGGAATTATTAAGATGGAAACAGGCGCTGGAAAAACTGTTTTTTCTCTATTCCTTTTTAACAGATACATTAAATCTCCAACAATAGTTGTTGTTGATAAGCATGTGCTAATGGAGCAATGGATAAACTCAGCTAATGAAACCTTGTTCGGCGTAAAATTTGCACAACTTAATAGAGATAACTTTGAGGAAGTTTTAAAAGGAGAATACGACATTGCGTTTACTACCGTGCAATTTCTTCTCTCGCTACTAAAAGACAACTACCTTGAAACATTTAAAAAATTCTTCTATTCCAACTTTAATGCTGTTATTTATGACGAAGCTCATACAACCGCTACGGCTAATCTTTACGCTAAATCTTTAGGCTTGTTTCTTGGGTTTGATTATATCTTTGGATTAACCGCAACTCCAAGAAGATCTGGGTTTGAAGACTTTTTGGGTGATGTTATAATTACGCCTAGTTCGGTTGGATTTAGAAATTCTTACAAAAAGAACTTATATGTAGAAACGATTGAAACCGATTTTAAGGTTAAAATCAGAAAGTGGACAAATATTGACTGGATGACATTTTTAGCAAACTATTACACAAGTGCAGAAAAAAATGAAGACTTCATGAAGTTTGTTGTGGAAAAAGTAAAAGAATTTGCCAATCAAGGAAGATCTGTGTTGCTAGTTGTTAACAGGTTATTCACAGCCGATTACATAGAAAAAGAAATTCCTGAGGCAAAAATTTTAACATCAAAACGCAAAGATGAAATAACAGAAAGCGATAACATAGTTGCCGCAACATACAACATCGCATCTAAAGGATTAGACATACCCCACATAGATACCCTTGTGTCTTTATCTTTGGTTAGAGGAAACGTTTCGTTTGTTCAGCTAATAGGAAGAATCTTAAGGCAAAAAGAAGGAAAGAAAAATCCTTTAGCTTTGTTTATCTATGATAAAGCAGTCAAAGAGCATCCAGAAATGTACTTTATTGATGAGGATATAAAAAATCAAATTAACAGAATTCTTGAGTGAGGGAAGGCTTTTCCGGCAGATTGAGGTACAATAAAACTTGTGATAAGCCTTTATTCAAAAGAATCTTTTCTAAATGGAGAAGATCTGTTTTTTGTTGCAAAAACAGACACTAATATTACTTTAAATGTTTTAATTTACTCAATTAACAGAGATAAATATGTAGTGTATGATTTCGTTAATAGCGTCTGGACAGAAAGCACCCCTCCTTCCTTTACTACATATTCCAATACATCGTCTTACAGAGATGAGGGTACGGAAAGATTTTTGGTGATTCGTGTACCTAAGACCTTCTTTTCTAAACCAGATTTTGTGAAAATCAGAGTAGAAAATTCCTCTGATTCTACTGATTTTCAAGAAAAGATCGTAGCTTATGGAGAAGCTTTGCCTCTGGAGGCAGAAAGGATAAATGTTTATGGTCAATTGTTTGACGCTTACGGCAATCCCCTTGTGGGGGAGAGTGTAGTATTTTCGGTTGTAAACGAAACGACATATTATGACAACTCTCTGTATTCTTCTATGAACGCCTTTACCTCTACAGACGCAAACGGAAGATTTTCTATTTATTTGAATAGAAGATACAATTATGTTTTGACACTTCCAAGACTTGCATATTCAAAGCTTCTAAAGATAAAAGATGTTCCCTTAAGCGTTAGTGCGGTGGAAGTTTCTTTTGAGCCGGCGGCCTGCTAAGGTAAATCGTATGAAGAAGTTAAAGATGTATGACCAAAGAGAGTTCACATCCTTTAAAACTAGAAAGGCTGGTGCTCATGAAAATAAAAGAAAGAAAAAAGAAAAACACAAAAAGAAAATTTTTGAGGAGGATTAGACCTTGGTCAAGGTTGTCAAAATAAATTCAAGAAACTTATTTCCAAAAACAACTCCTTTTGCTAGAGTTGTTGTATTTCCATATCCAACAGATATCTATTATGTTCAGGATTCAATGTCTGTTTATTTACCTTCTGTTATTGCTGAATTTTATTTGAACGAGTTTGGTTATGGGGAATTTCAGGTAACGCCTAATGACCTAATAGAGCCAAAGCCGAATTTTTATGTAGTTAGAATTATGTACAATGGGAAATATTACTACTTCGTTATTAATGTTAAAACTACCCATCCAGACTTAGTTGACTTAAAAGATGTAATTGTAAAAACTATACCTTCAAGACAAAAGATTTGTGAAGCTAAATCATTTAAAATAGAGCTAGGAGATATATATGTTTAAATTTTTGGGAGGTAAATAATATGCAAGGCGGTAGATTTGTAGGGCAAGCCTATACACACGTTTTTACTGCACAAAGAGATCAAAAGAGATTTAACTTTATTTTCTATGGTGTAGGAATAAAAAATACAACCTCTAGTCGTGTCAAAGTATACTTTGATGATTATAATCCAAATTCTTTTGTAATTGTAGACGCAAATCATTATGAGGAATTAGACTTTGTAGGAAATTGGTTTAGATATGAGTTTCTTGACAGCCTACCCTCTTATAACTTAGAGGTTACAGTCTTTACGATTTCTTCTGCTGATTTTCTAGTACCTAGATTTCCCAACCTCTATATAGCCGATCCCAATAACCCTAGCCAATACTACCTTTACAACCCACTTAATCAAGATGGCTTCATGACTGAAACTTGGAATTTTGGAGAAGGATCTTTGCCCTACAATTCTGAGTCTATTGTAGAAGTTGATTATTGGGTAATGGGCCAAAAAATTCCTGTAACATCCTTAAACTTTAAAGAAACTATTTTTAACGCTCTTGTTACTAATCTTATAACTACGACTTATCCTTACAGCACAGTCAATGAAGTTTTGAGCATTCTTCCTGGAGGCCAGGAAAGTGAAATTATCGCCAAAGTTAAGAACCTATTCGCCTCTCTAGACGCTCCATTAAATGACGAATTTTTTGGCGGTTGGGCAAAATTAAAATACTTTGATAGAAAACTGTCCCTTCTTTCTTACGAGCTTGCTTCTGGAGATAAACTTTATCTACCGTTCCCAATCCTAGGATTTACCGTAAAGAACCTTTCTTCATCCTCTAGCGCTTCTTTCACTACGAAGATTGGAGGACCCTCTGGAACTGTAGTTGTTTCTGATACTATCCCTGCAGGTCAGGAACAATACTATCACTTAGTTGAAATAGATTATCTAGAAGTAACCTCTGGAAATGTTGAAGTGAAATTCCACGGAACACTAGCGAAACTTCTTTCTTACGCACCTATAGTAAATATTTACTACCCATTTGGATTTGATGAAACTTCTGGTCAACCTCTTCAGGCTTACACAACATTCCAGAATCAGTTAGCTGAACTTGAGAATCAGCTTGCTAATAGCTTATTTACTGGTAGGGTTATTAAATATAAGTGGGTTGCTCACCAACCTCAACACGTAGAAGTATGGGACGCAGATCATTATCAATACAAAATTGCTGAACCAACTATAAAAACTCCATATAAAGACATACAGCCCTACTTAAGAGATTGGTATGCTTATAATAAGTTTGAGGAAAAACTTATAGAAAGAGTTTACTATGACAATCAATCTGCCTTTTCTGTAGAACCTAAAACTATAGATGACATAATAAACAATAATAGTGCAAACACAATTCTGTTTGTTGATTTTAGTTCTGTTCCGGTTGCTCAAAGGCCAGCAGAAAAGAGAAGGTTTATTAATTGGCTACTTCAAAGAGAATATTTAGGCTTGTATGGGAAAGGAACATTACCTTTGGTAACTAACATTTTGCCATATGGCGAATGGATATATTCAAGCAACTAGAGCTAAAATAGAACTATGCCCAAGGAATACGAAAAATGCAAAGAATCTTATATAAAGAAAGGTACCCCAGAGAAAAAGGCGAAAGCAATTTGCGCTGGCATGTACTATAAT